TTAGATCTTCTTGGCCTGAAGATTGAAGACCGTACAGAGCCTTGGCCCGGAGCGTGTGGCGTACACCACCCTCTCCTTGCAGAATCAGTTATTCGTTTTCAGTCACAGGCAATATCTGAAATCTTTCCAGCAGGTGGCCCAGCTAAATCAAAAATTGTCGGTGAAGCTACCGAAGAGATGTATAAGCAGGCTAATCGGGTTCAGAACTATTTAAACTTTTTGCTCACAGAAGAAATGACTGAGTTTCGTAGTGAAACAGAACGTATGTTGTTTTCATTGCCCTTAGCAGGAAGTGCATTTAAGAAAGTGTATTTCGATCCAAATATGGGTCGGCCTTGCTCTATGTTTGTACCAGCAGAAGACATGGTGGTATTTAACGGGGCAACAGATATTAAGTCGATAACACGCATGACGCATCGTATGCGTAAAACGTCTAATGAAATACGCAAGCTACAAGTCTCTGGATTTTATAGAGACATCGAGCTTTTAGGTTCTGATAGTTATGTGGATTCAGTAAAAGAAAAGTATGGTGAGATCACAGGCGAGTCGTATACATCATCGGCAAGTGGATCTTATCTTACTGGCGAAACAGTTAATACAATTCTTGAGATACAAGTTGATCTTGATTTAGATGACTTTCCTGATATGCAGGATGGCGAGGCCACAGGTATTGCAGTGCCATATGTCGTTACCGTAGATAAAGGTAGCGCACAAATACTTTCCATACGCCGTAACTTTTTTGAAGATGACTCGTTAAAGAGAAGACGGGATCACTTTGTTCATTATGAATATATTCCGGGTCTTGGTTTTTATGGCCTTGGTCTTGTTCACCTTATCGGTGGATTAGTTAAATCTGCTACATCAATACTTCGGCAGCTTGTTGATGCAGGTACATTGGCAAACCTGCCCGGAGGTTTGAAGACTCGCGGTATGCGTATTACAGCAGACGATACGCCGATCATGCCGGGAGAGTTTAGGGATGTTGATGTTCCCGGCGGCACGATTAAAGAGAACATTTCGTTTTTGCCGTACAAAGAACCCAGCGGTACCTTGTATCAGTTACTACAGAATATCGTCGAGGAGTCACGCCGCTTTGCATCAATGGCTGATGTCAAGGCTGCTGACATGAATAGCCAAGCGCCAGTAGGCACAACGCTTGCGCTTATTGAAAGAAACATGAAAGTCATGTCTGCAATTCAGGCAAGACTTTATGCGGCAATGAAGAGCGAGCTTAAACTGTTGGTGCGTATCGTGAAGGACTTTGGGCCATCAGAATATCCATACCAGCCATATGGTGAGCCATCAGATATTGTTGCCGACTTTGATGATCAAATAGATGTAATACCTGTTGCTAATCCAAATGCGGCAACTATGTCTCAGCGTATTATGCAGTATCAATCTGCGCTGCAACTTGCTTCACAAGCGCCACAGCTTTATGACTTGCCAGCACTGCATAGACAAATGCTTGAGGCGTTAGGTATTAGAGATCCAGAAAATCTAGTGCCTGAACAAAACGACCTTACTCCTAAAGATCCTGTTACAGAGAACATGGACTTTATTAATGGTGAGCCAGCTAAGGCGTTCCAGTATCAAGATCATGAAGCGCATATTCGAGTGCATATGGCTGCTATGCAAGATCCAAAGATTATGGAGCTTATGGCGCAAGCACCAAATCAACAGGCAATACAAGCCTCAGTTACCGCGCACATACAAGAGCACTTGGCATTTAAGTATCGAGAAGAAATACAAAGAGAGCTTGGTGTAGAGCTTCCAGCGATAGACACAGAACTACCGCCAGAAATCGAAGCCAAACTATCGTCTTTGGTTGCTCAAGCAGCAGAGCAGTTGTTGCAAAAAGACCAGCAAGAAGCTCAGCAGCAAGAGCAAGCGGCACAAGCAGAAGATCCTATACTTCAGCTAAAGCAGCGTGAGCTTGAAATTGAAGAGCAGGCAGCAATGGCGAAGGCTCAAACAGATCAGCAACGGGTGCAAACACAGCAACAGAAACTGGCGCTTGATGCAGAAAAAGCGCAAATGCGAGATGATCTTGAGCGATTGAAGATTCAGAAAGATTTGTCTATAGCGCAAGATCGAATAGAAAGCGCAGAGAAATTAGCTGCTGCTGAACTAACTAAAGATGCACTGACATCTGGGTTTGATCGGGATGAGCGATTACAAAAACAAAGACAGAATGATGCGGTTAAAGGCGCAGATATTGGAAGAAAGATAGCTGAACAAATAACTAAGAACGTTTGATGTCAGGTTTTGTTGATCCAAGATTTGTTGACTTATTGTTATCGCGTTTAAACGAGCTAGAAAGTCATCATAAAGAAAAGCTGATTGCAGGGTCAGTTGAAAAGATAGAAGAGTATAAGCTCTATCGAGGACAGCTCGAAGGTATACAAACAGCAATACGCGAAATACGAGAGGTAGCAGAGCGCGTTTTTGTTGATGAGAATTAGCATCATCAGGATGCAATGGGTTCTACACTTCCCAATAAGTGTTGCAGTGAGAAAAAAATGGCAGAAGTAGACTTAAAGGCCATTGGTACGAAAGAAGAGACTGCTGATAAAGCTAGTCAACTCCCAGTGCCAACGGGCTATCATATACTGATCGGTTTACCGGAAATCGACGAAAAGACAGAAGGCGGGATCATAAAGGCGCAGGCAACAATATCTATTGAGGAAACCGCCTCGGTAGTTGGGTTTGTTCTTGCGATGGGGCCAGACTGTTATCAAGACAAAAAACGATTCCCTAATGGGCCTTGGTGTGGTGAAGGCGACTTCATAATAATGCGAGCCTATAGCGGTACGCGCATTAGCATTCATGGCAAAGAGTTCCGTATTATTAATGACGATACGGTCGAAGCTGTAGTTGATGATCCAAGGGGGATAAGTCGTGTCTGAGGTAAACTTTCCAGAGCCAAATGAAAATATTGAAAGTGGTTTTGATTCTGATGAAATAGAAGTTGTTGAGGTAGATGATACTCCTGAAGTAGATCGTCGGCCTGTACGCAATGATGTTGAACCATTTAATATCGACGAAGAGATTGACATTGCAGATGATCGTGTTAAAAAGCGTTTAAACAGACTCAAATACGAGTATCATCAGCAGCGTAGAGAGAAAGAAGCTGCACAAAGATTACGCGATGAGGCTGTTCAGTTTGCACAAAATACCCAAGGAGAAGTTCAAAGACTTCAAGGGTTGGTAGGTCAAAGTGAACAAGCGTTATTGCAAAGTGTACAGACACGCACCGAAGCAGAGTTGGCTTCGTTAAGGCAGGAGTACACAAAAGCCCACGAAGAGGGCGATACGCAGAAAATGGTAGAGGCGCAAGAACAGCTTGCGCGGATACAGGCAGACAGGGCTTATATAGATAATTATAAGTCTCAAATGCAAACGAATCAGTCAGAGCAACAGGCTCAGACAAATGTGCAGGTGGAACAGCCACCGCAACAAGAGCAGCTAGATCCGCAATTGCAGAACTGGTTGTCTCGTAATAGTTGGTTTGGAGCGCCCGGAAACGAAGCTCTAACTGGCTTTACTTATGGGCTTGATGAAATGTTGATTAAACGAGGGGTGCAAAGAAACACACCTGAGTATTTTTCAGCAGTAGATCAAGCACTTAGGGAGTCATTTCCCAGAGCGTTTGGTATTGAGCCGCAGCAGGCGGAACGAACACAAACAAAAAGCTCAACGGTAGTTGCGCCAGCGCAGCGTGGGAATGCCGGAAAGCGTCAGGTGAAATTGAGTAGCAGCGAGATTCAATTGAGTAAAAGACTAGGTCTTACACCTGAACAGTACGCATTATCAAAAAGAAGGATGGGACAATGACAGATAGCCGAGAACCAAGGGAACTTGAAACAAGAAGTGAAACGTCAAGAGAAACAGCGTGGCAACCGCCTACACTTCTACCAGATCCAATTCCACAGCCCGGATGGGCTTTTCGTTGGGTGAGGACATCTATGGTAGGTCAAACGGATGCAACCAATGTTTCAATGCGCTTTAGGGAAGGATGGGAGCCAGTAAAACTGGAAGACCATCCAGAGTTAGAGGTGATGCCAGATCACAATAGCCAATTCCCCGGATGTGTAGAAATTGGCGGTCAGCTTTTGTGTAAAGCTCCACAAGAAGTTGCGGATGCTCGCCAGCGTCATTACGAAGGAATTGCAGCGCAACAAATGGAAAGTGTCGATCATTCATATATGCGTGAGAACGATCCTCGAATGCCTATGCTTCGACCAGATCGAACAACTCGCGTAAGTAAGAGTGGATGGTAAAATTCTTTTGATTTGTTAAGGAAACTATTATGGCTACTACAGCCGCTCCATTTGGAGCAAGACCCGTAAGCACGACAAGTGCTAGTGGTTCTTTCAATGGTAAAGTCCAGCATCTTAAAATTGCCAGCGGTTATGCTACTGCGATATTCAACGGTGATTTTGTTAAGATGGTTGCGGCTGGTGTCATTGAAAAGGACGCAGGAACTGCAACGCTAACCACCATTGGTATTTTCATGGGTGTTAAATACACCGATCCTACCACTGGTCAGTTAACGTTTAATCAATACTATCCAGCATCTACGGCTGCTGATGATATTGAGGCTTATGTATTGACTGACCCAGATGTGGTCTTTTTGATGCAAGCTGATGGTGCTATTGCACAAACAGCACTCGGATCAAACTTCGATGTGATCCAAACTGCTGGAACCACAAGCATCGGTAACAGCAAAAATGCTGTTGATGCTGACTCAACTGCGACGACCAATACGTTGCCACTAAGAATCTATGATTTTTATGATGGCCCAAGCAGTACCATTGGTGATGCATTCACCGATGCACTGTTTAAGTTTAACGTTGGTCATGCGTACCGAAACACAACCGGCGTATAGGAGTAACTAGGCAATGGCAATTTCAAGAGCGCAAATGCTTAAAGAACTCCTGCCGGGGCTTAACGCCTTGTTTGGTCTGGAGTATGCAAAGTACGAAGATGAACACACTCAAATCTATGAAACAGAAGCGAGTGACCGTTCTTTTGAAGAAGAAGTAAAACTCAGTGGTTTTGCTGCCGCACCTACTAAGGGTGAAGGCGAAGCAATTACTTATGATTCTGCACAAGAGTCATTTACTGCTCGTTTCAATCACGAAACAGTGGCTATGGGTTTTGCTATCACCGAGGAAGCGATGGAAGATAATCTTTATGATTCTCTTTCTGCGCGATACACCAAGGCACTTGCTCGCGCTATGGCGTACACAAAGCAAGTAAAATCTGCTTCACCTTTGAACAATGGTTTCACCAACGCCTTCCAAGGCGGTGATGGTGTTAACTTGTTCACGGCGTCTGGCGATGGTGTTACTGGCGGTGATGGACACCCAACTGTTGGTGGCGGTAAAAACGGCAACCGACCAGTTACTGGTGCAGACTTGAATGAAACCTCACTTGAAGCAGCGATTATTCAAATCGCAGGCTGGACAGATGAGCGTGGACTTTTGATTGCTGCTCGTCCTCGTAAGCTGATTGTTCCCCCCGCCCTAATGTTTGTTGCAACACGAGTGCTGCAAACAGAAGGTCGAGTTGGCACGGCTGACAATGATCTCAATGCTATCTACACGAATGGCAGCATTCCTGAAGGTTATTCAGTTAATCACTATCTCACGGATACAAATGCGTGGTTCTTGATTACTGATGTACCTAATGGCATGAAGCACTTTGAACGTGCTGCATTAGAGAACTCTATGGACGGTGACTTCGATACGGGTAACGTGCGCTATAAAGCGCGTGAGCGATACTCATTTGGCGTATCCGACCCATTGGGAATCTTCGGATCTCCCGGCTCTAGCTAGAGCTTTTAAGGACTACTCAGGTTATACTTGGGTAGTCCTTTTTTTTATCCCTGACAGAATGTTCCACGTGGAACACTCTGACATTAGCCACGACAGGAGATACTCATGGCGAATACGACTTTTAACGGCCCCGTCCGATCAGAGAATGGCTTTACTGTTGTTTCTAAAAACAGCAGCACAGGCGCATTTACAACCTCATTTACGCTCGATGGATCAGGAATGCAGATTGCTCCTGTTTCGTTGGCAGATGCTGCCTCAACTACCCTTACTGCTGCTACCAATGCAGGCCGTATTAATCTGGTAGGTGATAACACCCAAGACAGCACTTATGTTTTACCAGCACCTACTGCCGGCGTTTTTTATAGATTTGTTTACGCTGGTGGCGCGGCAGACGCAACTGATGCTCTTATCATTACTCCCGGCAACAGTAACTTTTACGTTGGCGGTGTAACGTTTTTAGATACAGATGGTAATGAAGTAAGTAGCGTGTTTTCTGATGGTAATTCAAATAGCAGCATTCAGCTTAATGTACCTGCTGGTTTTGATATAACTGTCCTTGGGCTTGATACAACTAACTACCAGATCTTTGGAAATGTTACGAGCACCACTGCGCCTGCATTTGCTGACCAATAATAGGAGGCAATTATGGCTGATGCTGTAGCTACACAAACAATACAAGATGGCGCTAGGAAGGCGATATTTCGCTTTACTAATGTAAGTGATGGCTCTGGAGAGGCGGCGGTCAAAAAGATAGATGTCTCGGCTCTCACAAAAGATCCTGTGTCCGGCGCTACCTGTACTAAGGTGTCGATTGAAAAGATCTGGTACACCACTGTTGGTATGGGCGTAAAGATCTTTTTTGATGCAAGCACTGATTTATTAGCTTGGCAATTAAATGCTGACTATGCAGATGAGCTAGACTTTAGTGAGTTCAACGGCATACCTAATAATGCAGGAAGCGGTGTAACTGGTGACATTATGTTTACCACGGTAGCCCATTCAGATGGCGACGTTTACAACGTATGCATGAGTGTGATTAAGCATTATGGATAGCGCTACTAGAAAGCAATTTGATAGCAAGATTATTGATTGTTTCCACAGCTTTTCGGATCCGCTTGATCGCGTCAGAGTTACCACGACGCTCAATAAGGCTGAGGACGCGGTGGTGTTTGAGACCCTGTCAAGGATACCGCTTGCCCATGAAATGTCCGTAGAGAGGTTTTTGAACACTCCTACGGAGGCATTGAAGGCGATTGCCAAAGGTCTATATAGAGAAATGAGGGTTGTAGGATGACAGACAAGTTAAAGATGGTAGAAAAGGACGGAAAGGAAGTGCCGTTTTTTGCTGCTGATGGTGTAGGCAAGATGAAAGTTGGGGGTATGGTTGAAAAAACTATAACGCCCCGAACCGCTCAATTTAAAGAGATGGAGCGCCGTGGATATGGCGCAGCTAGACAGCCTAAGTAAATTTGACGTTGAAGAGTCCATTCGTCAGGAAGTAAGAGAATGGTCTCGCCAAACGTTGGAGTCGCCAAGTAAAGAATTAGGCGGCATGTCTGCATGCCCATACGCCAAAAAGACTTGGGATGCTCATCAAGTTCTTATGACGTTTAAACGCACTAAGTCATTTATAGATGTGTTTGAGTCACTTGAAAGTTACGATGATAAGTATCGCATACACATCATAGTTGACTTGGAGTATGAGGAAAGTGCGGAAGAGTTCCATGATCGCGTAGAGGCTTTAAACTATGCGATTAGTAACGGAGTTTTTGGGGATCGGGATCTTTGGATTATGGGATCACACCCTGATGATGAGGCAAATGAAGCCATTGAGTCGGATGATTTTGAAGAGTTCAATGAGATTTCGTATGCAATGTTATACATACAGCGACTTGAAGATTTACAAAACGCAGTACATAAACTAAAAAATACAGATTATTACTCGTTTGTTTTTGGGGATGATGAGCCGCCGCATGTGTTTCAACTAAGAGAGTCATTCTATAACGAACTAATAGAGAGATAACATGCGTAAAAAGACAATGAAGAAAGCGGGTGTAAAGAAAAAGTCACCTACAAAAGCAATGGGCGGAACTATGAAAAAGGCTGGCGTGATGAAGAAGCGTCCAACCGGAATGAAAGGTGGCACCGCTAAGAAGGCTGGTGTGATGAAAAAACGCCCAACAGCGATGAAAGGCGGAACCATGAAAAAAGCTGGTGTGATGAAAAAGCGCCCAGTGGGAATGCGTGGCGGAAGTCAAAAGAAGCCAAAGAACGGTTAGATGTCTACTTACACATTTGATCTTGATTTAGGTGATGCGGTAGAAGAGGCGTTTGAGCGAGCAGGCTCTGAGCTAAAAACCGGATATGATTACCGAACTGCTCGTAGAAGCATGAATCTTATGTTTCTGGAGTGGCAGAATCGTGGGTTGAATTTGTGGACAATTAAGAGTGGGTCTCAGTCATTAACGGCTGGGACATCCCGTTA